TATCGTAAGTTGGCAGAGCGTTCGTATCGTCCCTTGGTTTGGCCGGCAAGATACCCAAGAGGTAAAAACATTACCCAGTACGAAGGACTTTTAGCACCCGATTTACAGGCAGATATAGATAATGGAGCAAAAGAGTGGGCTCCTACAGATAATCGGTTTACAGACGAAGATCTACTCGAAAGAGAAGCCTCTATGGGTCGATCTAACTACATGTTACAGTTTCAATTAGACACAAGCCTATCAGATGCAGAAAAATTCCCACTTAAGATGGCAGATCTCATTGTTACTAGCGTTAACCCTGATACTGCACCCGAAAACGTTATATGGTGCTCAGATCCAACCAATATTGTTAAAGACGCACCCACAGTTGGATTACCGGGAGACTATTTCTATTCACCTATGCAACTGCAAGGAACTTGGGGAGAATATGACGAAACCATTTGTAGTGTCGACCCATCCGGTAGGGGTACAGACGAAACAGCGGCTTGTTATCTATCCCAACGCAACGGAATCATCTATTTGCATGAAGTGCGAGCGTACAGAGACGGGTACAGTGATAATACCTTGCTCGACATCCTTAGAGGATGTAAAAAGTACAATGTTACAAGCTTGGTTATCGAAACAAACTTCGGAGACGGCATCGTAAGTGAATTATTTAAGAAACATCTTATACAGACAAAACAAAACATACATATTGAAGAAGTCAGAGCAAATGTCAGAAAAGAAGATCGTATTATTGACAGCCTTGAGCCTATTCTTAACCAACATCGCCTTGTTGTGGATAGGGGTGTTATTGACTGGGACTATAGATCAAACAAAGATAGTGCACCTGAAGAGCGGCTCCTCTATATGCTATTTTACCAGATGAGTCGTATGTGTCGTCAAAAAGGTGCAGTTAAGCACGACGACAGATTAGACTGTCTAGCACAGGGTGTGAAGTATTTTACAGATGCTTTACATATAAGTGCACTTGAAGCAATCAAAGACAGAAAGAATGAGGAATTTATGGATCAGCTTGAGGCGTTCCTAGATGACCCTCAGAGCAGTGCTAACCATTTAGTGCTAGGTATGTCCTTAGAGCAGCGACAAG